CGGTTATCGGGATAGAAAACTACCTTGGTATCTTTCTTTCCATCCTGCCAACCAAAGGAACCTCTTGTAACATACTGCTCCTTGATTAAAGACTCTGCATAATCTAACTGCTGATAAATCTTAGTAAGGTTAAACAAGGTAGACTTGCTTTCGTCTCTAAAAGCGTGAGACTCAGTTCTAGGAAACTGACGGTAAAATTCATTGAGAGCGTCAGGGTCGTTTTTAAGCGACTCTACTTCGGCTTCCCAATACGTAAGAGCACCTGAGTTAATGGGACGATTGTCGATACCTAATACAGCCTTAGAAGGCTTGTTTACCACAGGGTGTCCGAAGCGGTCAATGAACCCCTCCATGTTGTACTCCATTGGAATAAACAAAGAGTACATGCCACTCCGTGTTTGACCATTACCATTGCGCTCAGAAATGTCTGAATCTTCGTACAGTTTTTTAAAGTTGCCACCCCCTTTACTTAGGGCATTAGATGTAGACCCCATAAGGCACTTACCAATAATGCGGCTTCCCAACCTGAGACAAGTTTTAGTTACTCGCCAATTGTTCAGAATGTTGTTGGGCTTAATCCACTTACCGCTCTCGTCATGAACAAGCAACAATAGTTTCTCACCATCGTAAGAGTTGTCGTCAGTGTTCTTCCAATCAATCGTAGTGTCAAGACCATGCATTTCTTCCGCCACAGAAGTATGCATGTTCTTTTTTGTAATCTTAGAAGCAGGAACACGAAAGGCTAATTCCGTTTTTGGCTTGTCCATACCATCTTGTATGGGCTTAAAGAAAAAGGGTAGTCGGTTTGCAATAGGAACAACCTTATCGGTAAACATCTTCTTAGCATCAGAACCTGTCTTAGATAAAATTCCTACCCGCGAATCTTTTGCTAGTGTTCCTGTATTTACACATTCCGATGACCCCATGAACGAAAAGCCTGAACGCCTAATCTTAAGATAGGTCATCCCAAAACACCTATCGTCCGCCTTGCACGCTTCCCAAAAAATAAAGAAGATTCGATTAGCCTCTCTGAAGTCGGGATAGCCAACGTCAATAGTAGACCACTGTAGATACATGTAGTGTGCTCCCGTAAGATAGGTAGGCACACCTTTGTTCATGAACCAAAAACCTTCCTCCCTTCGGTTGAATTCCTCTTCGATGTAATCGACCCATTCATTCTTAAACGAAGAGGGCATGTCGTTCCACGCAAAAATAGAGTGAACCCTAGACAAAGGTTTGGGGAGTTCTTCTCTAACCCAATACTGCTTTGATTTATCAGTGGGAGTTTGAACTCTCACATCAGAAAGAGGAAGGCCAATGTTTAATCCTGAGACATTAATAATCTCACCCACTTGACCTGTGCGCGATATGACTACTAAATCATATTTAGCATGGTAACCATATCCCCATGCCTTTGCTCTATTTTTATTAGATAGAACGTTTGAGGGAACTAGTTTTTCTACTGTAGTGTAGAGATTATTTTTTTGCTCTTTGTTCTGCAAAGCCTTGCTTGCTCTCTGTTCGACTAGTGTTAGTCTCTGCTAAGTTAAGGTTTTCTTGTTCTATCTCAATTTTAGACAAAATGTCAAACGCATCAAAGATGCATAGCTTCTTAGTTGCAGCAGCATTCTTTAGCCTATCGGCAGCCAACTCATCCTCAGGGTCAGGCTTAATAATGTCTTCTTGAGCAACCTTAATTAATTGCTCTACAGCCCGCTTTCCCGCTGCAATAATCTTTGTTTTTAGTTCCTTAGATTCCATCAGCTAGTGTTATTTGATGGTCATAGATTCTGTACAACGTATCTCCATCAACATCAAACTCGTACTCTGAGTAAGGAGTAAACGAAACCCTTGTTCCGCTTTCGACTCCTTGAGACTTCAGATACTCATTAGGATAGCGCATGATTCCCATTAAAGGCTCATTCTTTTCTCCTTTATCAAGCAAAGATTTTTCTGCTTCGATAGGTTCTACAAAACAGTATCGGTCATATGCATTCCATTTACCGTCTCTTTGATACAGAAAAAATTGGTCGGCATCAACAAAGAACCAATCATCTCGGAAAAAACTCTTTCCACTTTTTCTACGACCCTTGATGTCGTTGTAAAACTTGAACACGTTATGATGAACAAGCAGCACATCTCCCTTTTGAATCGGCCCTTCGTAACCTAATGGCAACTCTAATACCGTAGCCTCTCTGTTCGACGCTGAAGCGTCTTCTTCAGAACTGCTAACAATGAGGTCAATGCCTCCTACCTTTTTGGTATTACGGTATCGCCCACCTCGATGAGGTTGGACTATAAAATTAAATGGTGAGCGCACTATTTAAGGTTGATGTTGTACTCGACAGAGATAGGCATAGTCTGCTTAAACTCTTTCCAAAGAACAATAGAATCATCTCTCTCAATCCAAATCAGGATAGAGTTGGAGTCTACTTCATGACGAATGTGATGAATCTTGTAGGAACCATTAAGAACATCTTGCCCTACGATGTAGTGCATGGCCCCTCCTTTGTAATCAGGGCCAATAGATATTTTCCTAATGTCTCGATTCATAGACTCTGAGCCACAACATTCAAATGAGTTGTGGTAACGTTATTGGTAGCCGTAGTGTTCTTCACCTTGACTTCTATGTAATCATTAGTAGCCATACTAACCAATGCTTGCATAGTCAAAGCTGCTGTCAACGCAGGAACTTCTACCTTCTGCTCAGTGCCTGCTATTTCTACCCCGTTCTTAAACAAGGAGAAAACAACATCGTCTCCGTTTGTACCTGTAATGTTTACGGTAAACGTAAGACTACAGACCCTAGTAGTTGCATTGGTATACACAACTCTGTTCTGATTGGGGTTACTTCCAACCGACCAACCACTTGCTAATTGAGAAGCAAGAACACTATTTAAAGAAACGAAATCTGTAGTGTTTGCAAAGATAGTTTGGAAAGTACCTGTGACATCAGCCGCATTAATGTAGACAGTACCCGGTGCAAGAGAAATAATGCTTGCAATCGTGTAGTTTTTTGTAATGTTGGAATCCTCACTATCGGTTCCAATAACAAAATCGTTTACATTGACGGTGCTGTCAATTGGATAGGTACTAATCCTTGCCATCTTCTTTATACGTTAGTGCTCCCGTTTGAACATTCACACTAACGTCCTTACCATACTTCTCAACCAACTGTTGCTCCATTCCTGCAAAGCCTTCTTTCATGCTTACCATAGAATTCACTGCGTCTTGTTGAGCAAGAGTAGCATCAGCTACCTGCATCTTGGCTTGGTTAAACGCAGACAAAGTTGACTGAAGACTAGTAAGTTCTTCAGTGGTGAGTTCCTTGGGAACTAGGGTTTTTTTCTTAGCCATTTAAATAAAATTAGATTGGATTTGAGACAAAGATACAACTTTACTTCCTACGGTTTTTGCCGAGAACTACAGCTTGTAGGATTCGCTTCATAACATTAACGACCTTGTCGTCCTTCTCTGTTTCGGTCAAAGCAGTAATAGTTCCTGCTGCAGTAATCAAGGCAAGGGCGAGTTCTGCCCAATTTTGTGCTAGAAATTCCATAGCTTATTTGTTTAGAAAGCCGAACTTCTCCTCTACCGAGAAAGAAGGACAGGCTTTGGATGAATATTCATTGTGTCCGTGAAGACTTAAGTAACCAAAAGTAAGTCGTAAACTTTTAACCAAATCTACAAAGGCTATCTNTTGTTGAACAGTCATGGTGTCTTTAGGGACTAAATCCTTGTCCACTCCTCCAACATAACAAACTCCAATAGAGTCTTCGTTTTCTCCCGATGTGTGAGCACCTTGAATAGAAACAGGGCGACCAATCTCTACTAGACCGTCAAGATGGATTACATAGTGGTATCCAATATCTGACCATCCATTACCCTGAGGAGGAGGGTCAGTATGCCACTTGCGAATAGTGTCTACACTTACCTCTCTTCCTTCAGGAGTGGCAGCGCAATGAAGTATGATTCTTTCTAAATCTCTCATTGAATGCCTTTCTTCGCAAGAAGAAGTTTAATCTCATTGATTCCCTCTACTAGCACATCTAATGTCTGCTGAACTTTAGTCTCTTGTTTCTCTAGAGAAAACAACCTAGACTTAATTTTCGTGACCTCATTAGTCATCTTAATCCAAGTACCAATTAATCCCGACAATAGTCCTATTGCAATCGCCACTAATTCATACTCCATTATTTCGATTTCGGTGGTGGAGACGGAATCTCCGGGTTATTATGTTCTAGATACTTGTAAAGATAAGACGCAAGTTTTCTAACCTTATCACGAACCTGAGCAGACGTGTCGTTAGTGGTAGGGATGTAATCTTTTATCTGTTGAAGGCTATCATACGATTGGTCAACTTCATCAGGTAAAATGGTGTTTGGGTCAATGCTCATTAGTCAGTGTATAGATTGTAGTTAATGATGAAGTACCTACTGCCTGAAACCGACCCTCGGTACGCGAATGCTCCAAAAAAATACTCACCTGCCGTAGCGGTGATATTA